GTGAAGATGATCGTATGAGTGACTTTTTAACTAAAGTAGCACTTTACCCTATAACATCAGTACCTTACGTGCGTGATGTAGCAAGCGGTCTGCTGAGTGATTTCGGTTACAATAGCTCACCAGTAGCATCATTACTTGAGAAGGGTATCCAAGGTAGTAAGCAGATGATCGAACGTGGGTTCACCGATGAAGAGATGACATTATCTGCTGTCAAGAACACAAGTAAACTTGTAGCCGCTGCAGCTGGTATTCCAGGGGTGAATCAGATGTGGGCTACTGGTGAGCACTTATACGACGTTATTGAAGAAGGTGAAGATCTCACTGCACGTCACCTGTTGTTTGGTACAGAGCGTAAGTAATACTCAACTCATGTCAACAAATACCGGGGTTATATCATGACTGTTAATACTACCAACATCACATCAGGACCGTACACAGCTAATGGTTTATCAAATACTTATTCATACACATTCAGGGTCAATGATAAAACTCAACTATCAGTGTATGAAACTGATGATACCGGTGTGCAGACTTTACTGGTAGTTGATACTGATTATACAGTCAGCGGTATTGGTGTTGACGCAGGTGGTACTATTGTGCGTGCTGCTGGGAATCTTCCGACTGATTATACTTGGTACATCAGGTCAAATTATATTGCAAACCAGCTGACTGCTTTCCCATCTCAGGGTCCTTTTTTTCCTGAAGTGCATGAAAATCAGATGGATCATCTAACATTCTTGATTCAACAAATCCTTGATTCTAAAGACAGATCATTCCGATTAGATGATTCAATTGATATCGATGGTGTTTTCACCATTGCACAAGATGCTGCAACACGTGCTGATTTAGCGTTGGGTTTTGATAACGCTGGTAACCTTGTAGTTAAAACATTTTTTGACCCATCATTAATCGATCAGAATGACCTTGATAAACGTCATAATGTAACATTTGCAACAGTCGCGGCTATGATCAGTGCATCTCCAATAGATGTAGCTGGGAACCCTGTAACAATTAATGCAGATATGACTGTTGAAACTCAAGGTTATAACACAGCTGGTGATACTGGTGCTGCTAAATATTTGATTAAAGGGTCACAATCGGTTGATGAACATGGTGACCATACATTAGATAATGGAAATGTAGCCATACTGCAATATTCAGGTAAGGCGAATGTAAACCAGTTCGGTGTTTTTGCTGATGGTGTTACTAACTGGGAAGCATCCTATGTCAGTAAGATGACTGTTCTATATGACCTATCTCAAACAGTCGGTGTCTACTGGCCTACTGGTCTTTACAACACAGCACTTAATTTCACCAATAAATATCAGAATATAAAAATGGAATTCGCTGACGGTGCTGAGTTCGGTGGATTATTTCATCTTGTTAGTTCTGGAACTCCTGTTTTTTCTGAACCATTATCTAATGTTGCGATTGGTGTTAACCCAACAATAACAACTGCATCAGCTCACGGTATGGGATCAGAAAGGTATTGTAGTTTTGAAGGAACTGGAACAAGTTTAGATGGAACAAGTGCGTTAGTTACTCCAACAGGGGCTAGTACAGCAACCGTAACAGCAACAGTGACTGGAACATACACCGGTCCAGGATCGCTTTCTGATATTGCAATTCAAAACGTGATATTGAAAGGTGATTTCACGACTTATGACAGGTTTGGCACTATAAATGTTGACGGGTTGATTGCTGATAGGGTTATTTGTAAATCAGACACAAGCAAAAATACACTTGGTGATGAAGGTGGTGGTGTTCATATTTTTACACTGTGTAAAAATTTCAATATCAATGAGGTGATTGTAGAAGACACTAAAAATCAAGCAGCAAGCGCAAACATGCACGCTGCATTTGCTTGTGATGGTGTTGGTTTAGAAAGTTTAACTTTCGGTAAAGTGTGGGTTAAAGATACTAAAGTTAATGGTGCCATCATACAAGGTGAGGGTTACCACATCGGTCAATTGGTTGTTGATAGATATGGTAACGGTGTCATGAGTAGTGTCATACCGTATGTAGGTGATCAAGATTTATTTTCACAAACAAGTGCTACCCTGGCTCATGGTTTATGGATATCACGTGCAACAGGTCGTATAGATCACGTGGTTATTGATCAAAAAGATGGTTTCAGTGGTCGAGCATTTGCACAAAAAGATGTTGTTTTTGATCGTGACTTCCTGTTGTGGGATAGCCCTCAGACTACATCATTTGTAGATGTTAAAACTGGTTTCAGTGTTGGACATATTGAATGCAAAAACCCACATTATGTCGCTGTTGATTTTGGTTCATACAAAGGGTGGTGTACACCGACTGTTGAAAAAATAACACTGGGGATTATAGATGACGATAATGACGCAGTGTTAAATGACCCCAAAAGATTAGAGCGTGGGCTTGTTAACATCGGATACACTCGCGCAAAAGTAGGTCAGATCAGAGCGCAAAATATAAAAGAAGCTGCATTACTTTTTAATCATGTGAATTATACTTTCTCTATTACGGCTGCAATGGGTAGAGAACCTAGCGTAAACGTCGATGTGATTGACGTTGAAGATCACGCTGCTAATGCAGTTATGCTGCATTGCCAACATAATCTCGGTAGTATAAATTTTGATGATGTGACGATAAAAGGGACTTACTATTTAGAGCCATCAATTGAAATCGGAACGAGAGCCAAGGGTAGTAATATAGGAAGAATAAACGGTAGATTAGAAAGTGGACAGGTTAATAAATCATTGCTTGAATATAAAGCTACCTCTTCAACCATCGGTGCTATTGAGGCTTACAATTTTGTCGCAAACAAAACAACTAATGATGCTGTTTTACACTTTAATTCGTGCAAGTATTCAACAGTTGGAAATATAAGTGTTGATGCCAGTTCATTAGCAGGGTCATCAGGTGGTATTAAATACACCGGTACTTATAATTTTAAAACTGATGTTGCATTAGTTAATAATATGAATCACGGTGTTATTGATGGTGCTGGTAATGCTCGTGTTATCTGTGTTGGTTGTGTAGCACTGACAAACACCACAGATTCAGATTTACCTGTTGGTAACTTAGTTGTGGATCAAGGTAACTTCCAGTGGACTGTTTAAATATTCTTATCAATAACACGAGATATCACAATGTCTGATGATACAAAACTTGACGATTTGAAAAGTCTCGAAACACTTTGTCGCTTGAATGAACAGGCTAATAAGTTTATAAAAGAGATATTGGACGAACGACTCAAAAGGGATGATGCTTTCAGAGAGCACACAGAAAAACTATTCAATAAGTTGTTCTCTAAAATTGAAGAAGTGAAGAAGGATATGGGGAACTTCCGAAATGAGATTGATGAACGTGTTGAAAGATGTAACAAGAAAAAGCAGGATAAGCTTGATAAGCATTATGTTACAAAACCAGAACTTGATATAATGACACGAAGGATTTTAGCACGCATCACCATAATGGGTTCAGTCATCACAGTGGCTATATTAGTAGCTAAATTTCTATTTCCAGAGGTGAATAAATAATGCCAGAACAAACATGGGATCACTTCCCACAACATGAACTCGACTGCCCTTGCGGGTGTGATGGTCGAATGTCGAATGAATTTATGGATGACGTTGTTGTACCTATGCGAAAAGCATTAGGGTTTGTTTTCGTGATTCCCAACGGTGGTGCTTATCGCTGTGCTGATTATGATGGTAAAGACAACGGTGCTCACCAAGGTCATGCATTAGATGTTGTTGCGAACTCACGACAGAAGTTTCTGATACTTGACTGGATCTTCAAACGTAATCACCGTATTGATAACGGCACTTTACGTGGTCGCAAGATCACACGTATTGGTATCAACCGGGGTTCGATTCACTTTGATGACATGATTGAAAGTGAAGGTAAAGACTGTGCAGTTATCTGGGATTATTACAAATGAGTATTCTATCAGTCATAGGTAATTTATTTACAGGTGGCGCGATGAGTTCGATTGAACGTATTGCACTCGAAGCCATCGACACGGATACAGAATCCGCTGAAGCAAAGGCATTAATGATTAAGACATTGGACCCGAATGGAAAGATGCGACGTGACCTGTCTAAGTTTGCAAGCAATGCTTATGCGTTTTACCTTGTCTCCACCACTATATTAATATTCATGCATTCGTTCGGGGTAGGTGACGTTGATCAATCCAAAGCAGCGATGACAGCAATAACCGAATTATTCTTACCCATCACAGCATCTTGGGCAAGTATCGTGGCAGCGTCTTTCGGTGTCAATGGAGTGAACGCTCATAAAGGTAGTTAACATACATGTTAATCGCGCTAAAAGAAATTAACTTCTAAATCATTCGTAGTGATACCATCACGGTATCGCTGCAACGCACGCTTCAACCCTTCCTGGTCATCAGTTTTTCTTTCTATAGCATCAGCAACAGCCAGATCAATTGTATCATTGCATAAGATCCTGATGATCGATACAGGGTGAGTCTGACCCTGACGGTCTATACGCCCACACATCTGATCATATAGTTCCAGTGACCAGTTGATACCAAACCACACAACAATGTGACCTGAGTCCTGCAAGCCATCCACACCATGCCCCATTGAAGCAGGGTGACCCACTAACAATTTAATCTCGCCTTTATTCCACCGGTCAATCACTTTCTCGGTGTCAGTTGATTTTGTTTTGGTCAGGTTCACCGGGTTATATTTCTTGAACTTCTTCATGATACGATCAGCATCAGCTGTGAATGAATAACTGCACAGCACTGGTGAACCACCGGCTTCTTCCAGCACTTCTTCAAGTGCATTTAATTTTGCATCATGCACCGCTTCAAACTCTGATGACTCGCTGCTGAAATACGGTGACCCATTGCAGAACTGTAAACATTTATTTGACACTGATGATTTACTGAACACTTCAACTTCACGACCACTATCAAGTTGAGTGAATAAATTTTTCTCAATTTCTTTGTAAGACTTACGTGCTGATGCTGGTAGGTCAACCATCATGTTTGTTGTTATTGCATCAGGAAGATCCAGGTAGTCACGTGCGTCCATCTTCACAGTGATGTCACTGATCTTGTGCTCAATCCATTCTTTACCTAATACTGTCGGTGTGTACTTCCAACCACTGTAATCACTCATGAAGTAACTGTCTTTATAATGCGTAACGAATTCACCCAGTCGTTCACCACCGTCAACAGCTAAGAACTGACCATGCAGATCCAGGTAACCATTTGATGCAGGTGTGCCGGTCAGACCAGTACGGTATTTGAAATGTTTAATAATCTTACGCCAACCAGTGACATTAATTTTATAGGTCTCACCACGTCCATCTTTGCGATCACGGTTACCACCTTTCATGCGTAGTGTGGTGCTGTTCTTCAGCTTCGACACTTCATCATAGACAACCATTTGGAACGGGAGTGGTTTACCCTGGGAGATATAATAGTGATCCAGCGTTTCGGCTAACCAGTTCATTGCCTCATAGTTAATCAGATAGATATCAGCATCAGCGAACAGTGCACGTGTGCGTTTCTCCTTGGTGCCATGCACGACGCTGAACCTCAGATGCTGAGTGTGACTCCACTTCCTCGCCTCACGAGCCCACACTGCCTGTATGACACGCAGAGGACCGAACACCAGTGTCTTCTGCACGTGGCCGGCCCTCATCTTATCGACGATTGTGGTCAGTGTGACAGGTGTTTTACCCAGGCCCATACCCAACCACAGCATCGAGTCATCGTGCTGCAGCATGTGCATGACACATTGTTTCTGGTAGTCATGGAGCTGTTGCGGGTGAAGCAGTTCACTCATTTAAAAACAACTTGCACTTGTGGTTTTGAATCCTTGTTGATCCTTAACCATTCAATAAATTTATCAACACCTACGTTACCGTAAACAAGAGCTACTCTCGAACCTGATTTAATTAATCTAGCAGCTTCACGTCGTTGATTTTTTGATTGTGTACCATCAACAGTTTTGACCTCAACAAACCACATCAGCATTGATAAAACAGATACGATCAGGCACACCATCCCGACCAGGGCACACCCACTTACGGGTGATGCCACCGATCTTGCTGACTTCCTTATCCAGATACTTTTCTACTTTGTTCTCACGAACACCCATCGACACAACCTCCATCACAATCTTTATCATCATGAGAACGGTCGCCAGTCACCATCCTTAATAACCGGTGACATACCAGACTGATGCGATGTTATCTCTTCGGCCATGAACGCAATGCACGATGTCAACACATCGATGATGGCACCTTTGTGTTCACCACCTTCAATGTCTTCAGGCATCATCTCAGCGTTACGCTTCATGATGATCATGTTACCCATTGCTGTCAGCGGGTTACCAACGTACATCTTAGACACTGCCATCTCTTCATCGATGCCCATGTCACTGTGCATGCTGGTGACGCTGAACATCTCACCTTCATCGATTGACTTCTCAAGCTCATCTGATGCGACGAACTCACGAGTGCTGCCGTTGCTGTATTTAATTGTTACTGTTGTGTTGCTCATTACTTTACTTCCTCAAGTTTATTAACAATAATGTTTTGTTCAATCAATCCCAAAATAGGACCAAAATTAGTCAACATTTTAAGTAGGGTCTTACTCATTGATCTGTTGAGGTATGTGTTAAATCTGACACCACGCGCTATCAAGTCAGCTTTGTACTGTTGATTGCGTATATTAATCTCGGTTGCTGTATAACACATTTACTTTTTATCTCCCAGTAAATTTGTAAGACATTGTACCACTATCATAGTGAACCTTGCAACAATGGTTTGACTAATTTTTCAACCTCTCTAACATACCAGTCGTAGTTCAGATCAGCGAAGTAGACATCAACATTTTCCATCGCTATCGGTGGTATCTTAT